CCTCAAGGTAACAACGAATTTAAGGTTGAAACAAGACCAGGTAGATTAATTGTTTGGCCTAGTAATTTTATGTATCCACATAAAGTAAATAAAGTAACAAAAGGAACAAGGTATTCAGTTGTATCATGGGCACTATAAGAGATTTTAAATATAAAAAAATAGAAAATTTTTTAAGTAAAGAAGTTTTAGATTTAGCTAGCACTTACTGTGAAATTAAACATAGACAAACCGATACTATAGAAAACCCAAACAGAGATGAACTAGAAGGTAATTATGATAGTGCATTTTACGCAGATTATTTTACTGAATCTTTAATGATGCGAAGTATAAATAAAATGAATGATTTAACAGGTTTAAAATTATCACCTACTTATTCTTATTGGAGAATGTATACTTTTGACTCTCAACTTAAGGAACATACAGATAGACCCTCTTGTGAAATAAGTGTTACAATTAATATTAGTAATGGTGGAGAAGAATGGCCAATTTATATAAATGATAATCCAATTATATTAAAACCAGGAGATGCAGCAATTTATTTAGGTTGTGAATTAAAACATAGAAGAGAAAAATTTACTGGAGACCACAATGCACAAATTTTTATGCATTATGTTGACAAATTTGGTCCTTTTTCTAATTATTTTTTAGATCAAAGAAGTCTACCTGGAGAACCCCATACATAGGTTTTAAATACAATCTCAATAAGGTATAATATCTATATGCCATTAACAAAAGTACAAATAAGACCTGGATTTAATAAACAAGTCACAGCTACTGGAGCAGAGGGTCAGTGGACTGATGGAGACTTTGTAAGATTTAGATATGGACTACCTGAAAAAATAGGTGGTTGGGAACAAATTACAACAAAGACTCTAGTTGGAGCAGCTAGAGATCAACTTGTATGGGCTGATTTAGACGGAAGAAGATATGCAGCTATAGGAACTAGCAAAACTTTATTAATTTATTTTGAAGGTGCTTTTTATGATATTACTCCTTTAGACACCGCGATTACTGGAGCTACTTTTACTACAGCTAATACCAGTCCAACGGTAACAGTAAATAAAATTGCACATGGATTATCAGCAGGAGACTTATTTACTTTTACATCTGTGACACCTCCTACGGGAGCTGGATATACTGCAGCAGATTTTACTACAAATACGTTTGAAGTAGTAACAACACCTAGTCAAGATACGTTTACAATTACCATGGCAGCTAACGCTGGCACAACTGTTGCAGCGAGTGGGGCAGCAACGATAAATCCTTATGTTGTAGTAGGGCCATTAAACCAAACTGCTGGTTTTGGTTATGGTACATCAGGGTGGGGAGGATCTTCTGGAGTGATATCTACACTAAATGGTTTATTGCAAGATGATACAGCCGGAACTGGTGGCTCTGGAACTTCAATTACATTATCTTCAGTTGTTGGTTTTCCAACTTCAGGAACTATAAAAGTAGGAACAGAATTTATTTCTTACACTGGCATATCTACAAATGATTTAACTGGTATTACCAGAGGAGTTGCAGGAACAAGAACTGCTCATTCAACTGGAGCTTCTGTTGAAGTTTACTTAGGCTGGGGCTCTGCTTCATTAACAGGTGGCGTTGTATTAGAATCAGCATCTTGGTCATTAGATCATTTTGGGTCAAAATTAATTGCAACTATAAAAGATGGTAAAACTTTTGAATGGGATACTATAAGCACTGTTCCTGCAGCTTTAACAACTAGAGCTACAGTAGTAAGTGGTGCACCAACAAAATCAGTGATGTCAATTGTTTCAGAAAGAGACAGGCACTTAATAATTTTAGGGACAGAAACAACTATTGGTACATCATCTACACAAGATAAAATGTTTATAAGATTTTCAGATCAAGAAAATATATCAGACTATACGCCTACTTCGATAAACACTGCTGGAACTTTTAGAATAGATTCGGGTACTAAAATTGTTGGAGCTGTGAGAGGTAAAGATTACATTTTAATTTTAACTGACACATCTGCATATGTAATGCAGTTTGTAGGTCCACCTTTTACTTTTTCTATTAGGCAAGTAGGAAGCAACTGCGGGGCAATAGGACAACATGCAATGCAGTATGCAAACGGTGCAGTTTGGTGGATGGGTCAAGCAGGTGGTTTTTTTGTTTACGATGGTACAGTAAAATCAGTTCCTTGTTTAGTTGAAGATTTTGTATTTACTACTGGTGGTGACAATCTTGGTTTAAGCTATGCAAATGGAGAACAAATATATGCAGGTGCTAATCACCTTTACAGTGAGATAAATTGGTTTTATCCAAAAAACGGTTCTGAATTAATAGATAGAGTAGTGACATATAATTATTCTGAACAAACATGGACTACCGGATCATTATCACGAACTACTTATTTTGATGCAACATTATTTGACAATCCTTATGCAACTGAATTTTCTTCTACAGGTACACCTACTTTTCCAACAATACAAGGTGTTACGACAGCTAATGGCGCTACAACTTATTATGCTCATGAAATAGGAAACGACCAAGTTGATGGAACTGGTGTTCCTACGGCTATACCTGCTTTTATTCAATCAGGAGATTTTGATTTAGCAGTAGATGGTGATGGTCAAGTATTTATGAGTATGAGAAGATTTGTTCCAGACTTTAAATTATTAACTGGTGACGCTCAAGTAACAATTAATTTAAGAGACTATCCAACGGACACCGCAGCATCCTCTCCATTAGGACCATTTACAATTACAAGTTCTACTGATAAGATTGATACACGTGCAAGATCAAGGTTTGCAAGTTTAAAAGTTGCTAACACTTCTACTGGTCAAAGCTGGAGATTTGGCACTTTTAGAGCAGATGTTCAACCAGATGGTATGAGAGGATAATGCAACAAGATTTTAATGAACCAATAGGATTACCACGACTTCTTCCACAAGAAGATAACGTTTTTGAGCCAAACCCTAGAGATATAAATTTTCCTGCTCCAATGGAAGTATTTAAAAATATTGCAAAACAAAAAGCATTGGAGACTGTAGGTAAAAAAATTGGATTACCAGCACTTGGACAAGTATTAGGTATGAATGCACTTTATTCAAATCCTTTTGGTATGGCATTATTAGGACCCGTTGGTGCAGGTATTAGTTCTTTGTTCGGAGGTATAAAACAAAAATTTGCAAACTATAAAAATCAAAAAAATATAGCAAGAGAATCAAACAAAGATTTACAAGATAGAATAGACAAAGGTCAATTTGGATCAGTTACACAAACTCCACAAGATTTTCAAAAAACAAATCAATATACTGCGCCTGATGGACAAGGAAATGGTGGAGGAGGGTTTACTTCTCAAGATGCAGGAAGAGAAGGATACGGAGCAGGAGGTCAGTACAGATAATGGCTAGAGTAGATATAATTATACCTGAACCTACACCAGTTTATACTGAAGATAATCAAAGACAAGTAGCTCAATCTTTACAAACACTCAAAGATAAATTAAACACTTCTTATCAACAAGAAATTAAAAACGAAATTGATTCATTTAATTATTTTTTATCATGACAATTAGATACAAAAACCAAGGTGTAAATTTAAGCACGACTGATACAACAAGTGTTTTTACTGTACCTGCTGATGCGACTGTTTTAATAAAACAAATACAACTTAATAATGGTTCTACAGGAGCTGTAAGCTTAAGTGTTCAAGTTACTGATTCGTCTGCTTCTGCTACATTTAGAATTTTTAATTCACCACTAACAGCTTCTTCATCAACAGATATTATTAATCACACACTTGTTTTAGAAGCTAGTGATATTTTAAAAATGACTGCTGGAACTGCAGATGAGATACAAGGTATTATATCCTATGCCCTATTAGACAGATCTCAAGAAAATGGCTAAAGTACAAATATTTACTGATTCAATTATTCAGTCCGAGTTAATTAATCCTAAATTACATAAAAGAGTGTATGAATTGCTGGGTAGATATATTGCTATGGATAAGAATAATGTAATATCAAACGCAGGTGGATTTCAAACACCTCCAATAAAATGCAATTATATATTAGATGTCTTATCTGAAAAGGCAGGTGCTCTTATAAACGAGAATTATTCTTTGAAAAAAAAAACAATTATAAAAGTAAGTGCAGCATGGATAAATAGAAATGATAAATATAATTTTAATATGCCACATGTGCATACCACTAATTTTTCAGGGATATATTATCTTCAAACACCAAAAGAAAATGGTCATTTAGTGTTTATGAAAAATGATGCCTCAGAAGATTTCTGTGGTAATAATCAATTTATTGACAAAGAATTTTTTTCTAGATGGAGAGTAATTCCAAAACAAAATGAATTTATTTTATTTCCTGGTAATTTTACACATTTGGTAGAAGCTCATTATGAAGATACACCTAGAATTTCTGTTGCTTTTAATGTAAGTTTATCCTATGGCTAGACAAAAATTTGTAAATTTTACACCCAGACCACAACCTAGAAAGCGTCCGGGTCGCCACAAAAAAAGACTTAACAAAAATGAAAAAAAAAGTTATAAGAAGTACAATAGACAAGGACGTTAATTATGAGTGACTTACCAAAAATACCTGCTGAAGCAAAAGAAATTATTAAAAATAAAAGAACGGGAAAAGTTTATGCTGACAAAGCTGCTTTTGATGCTGATGTTGCTGATGCCAATACTGATACTAATACTGATGACTTTAGGCAAGACTTGGAAATTACAGTAACAAAAATACCAATGGGTATAAAAACAAAAAAATAAAATGTTGTTTCACATTATTGATGATTTTTATGACTTAAATAATTTAGGTTTGGTCATGGTCAATTTTATGAATCTTCATTTTGATAAAACATACCAGTCTCAAGATACATATTATGGGGCTGAAAGAATGAATGCTTATCCATGTTATCAAACTGTAAAATGTAAACCAAATGAACAAAATAATTTAAACCCTCACTCTATTTTAAAAAATACTTTTGAACGTAGAACTAATCAAAAAATATTTGTGCTAGAAACTTTTTTTAGAAAAACTAAATTAGATGAATTAAAAAATTCACCTTCTTGGAATCAACATAAACCACATAAAGATGATGTTTTGTTTGATGTAGCAGGGTTAATTTATTTCAATGGGAACTCTTTAAAAGATGGCACAAACTTTTATTTAGATGCTAACCATTATGAACCTACTGCTGTGGTAGGTGCTCAATATAACAGATGTGTTTTTTATGGGACACAATTACCCCACTGCCCATCGATGATTCAAGAAGTCGAAGAAAGATGGACACAACCTTTTTTTTTAATTACAAAA